CTCATCTATCTGCAATCCTTGGCTGATTTACCGGGCGATCCCACTCAATATGCGGCCTGGTACGAGCGTGCTACCGCTGCCGCGAAAGCTCTACTGATCGAAGGCTGGATACGTCCGGCGCAGTACTTCTTCGACAAAGACCTAGCCAAGAAATTTCCCGACGGGATCTACGGCGCCAAGACCGGGGACACATTGCTGTGGTCGCGTAATGAGACGATTGAAGATCACTGGACGCACTACGTGTTCACGCCGGTGCCGGGAAGAATCTGGGGCGATGGCGATGACGATCTCATCCCTGAGCAACTGAAACTCGACGAGACGGATCGCCTGATCCAGCGCAATCAGGGCTACAACTCGGCGCCGCTGCTGGCGATTGATTCACAGCGCATCGACAAGAACGAGATTCTGAATGATCCCTCGACAATCATTGAGGTCAAGCCCGCGGGACGGCCGGTAGCGGAGGCGATTCACAACATCACGGCGCAGCCGCTTTCGAACGAGACCTGGGCGTGGAGAAACGCGCATCTCTCCGACATGCAGTTTCACGCGCGCATGTCGCCCACGGCGATGGGCCAGCATGAAAAGGGCAACAATACGTTCGGGGGACAGGAGTCGGCGGCGGCCAGGAGCGATTCTGCGCTGCTGCCCAACCTGATTCTGTGGAAGTCGGCGGATGAGCAGTGGGCACGACAGGTGCTGAAGCTGGCCGCGGAAAACTGGATTGATGAGCGCGTGCACGCGGTGATGGGCATCAACGGGCGATGGGAGTTTCAGAAGCTCAGAGGCGCAGCGCTGGACACGGACAAGTTCACGATCATCACCCGGATCCTGCCCATCGACCCCAGCCAGCAGGATTCGATCAGCAAGGCCGTGGCCGCGGGCGCGCTCGATCCGCAAGACCCGCGGGTGAAGCGCAAGATGATGGAGCTGTTCCATTTGCCGGTGGAGTTGGACGCGTTCTACGACGATGCCAAAGTCCAGTGGTCGGAGATCGAAGAGATGGAACAGACCGGGCAGCAGATTCAGCCGGTACTGATCCGTGATAACGACCAGGTGCACATCGAGATTTGCCGGGCGTACATGAACAGCGACGACTGCCGCAAGAATCCGCAGATGACGCAACTGGTGCTGCGGCATGCGCAACTGCACATCATGAACATGGCCAAGGCGCAGATGATGCAGGCAGCGGTGATGGCTTCAGCGCAACAGGCGCAGGCCGCGGTGGCGCCGCAACAGAATACCGGCGCGCCAAACCAGCCGGGTCCGCAGGCTGGGCCGGGAACATCAAATGGACAAAGTGGACCAGGTGGACAAAGTAGACCGGGCAAAGGTGGGCAGATGTCGGTGCATCCGGTGATCCGGCATCAGCGCGCGGTGAAAGGGCAGGCGGCCAAGCCGCATCGGCCGCAGCCGCCGGAGGGGAATCAGTGGCGGCGGATAAGGCTGACGTGAGGGGGGCAAGTGGTAGTTGGCTCTCGGCTACAGCCCGCGGAGCGGGACAAAGAGTAGCCGGCCGTTTTAATTCTATTTCGTTCTTACGGCACCGGCTGAAGCCGTGCCCTGATACGAACCGTATTCTTGAGACACGCTCCAGTCCCGGTGGAGCGGAACTTGGCCTACCAGCGTGTCTTCAGCCCGTGCTGCGGACCCTCACATCATCCCGCCATGCGGGACTAATTGCTAATGGCTAATTGCTAATGGCTGGGTTCGCTTGATCTACCAGAAGAAATCTCCCAAGGCAGAGTTGCTCGTCCGGCTCACGATTGAGAACTACGACTTCCTTTGTCGCATTGCCGGAGAGCTGTCGCTGGCGGCGGCGCTTAATCGTTTGATCGAGCGGGCGAAAGAGAGCGGTATCACATTTTGCAGTGTTCGTAATTCTCAAGGCACTATTAGGAGCGACGCACTATGCCCGAAGAAGCAACATTGAGGGACGCAACGATTCAGGTGGACGCGGCCGAAGCGCCGGCGTCTCCACCTGAAACCACACCTGCGGATGCAGCAGGGCCAACCGCTGCCGCTACTCCTGCCACGGTACTCGATACTGCGGACAAGGACGCGGCCGAACTGGGACGCCTGCTGATCGAGAGCGGCTACAGCCGGGAAAAGATCAATGATCTTCTGGCGGCCCCTTCGGCGCTCCAGAGCATTCAGCATCTGGTGCGCAACAATCCCCAGGAATTCCTGACTATGCTGGAGCGTACCGATCCCGAGGCGGCCCGAAACTTCCACGAGAAGCTGGCCCACCTGTATGTAGAGCGGTACGAGGGTCGCGAAACACCGACAAGTAAAGCCGGCCGTGTGGATTCCGAACTCATGGCAGAGCTCTAGGCATTACGAGAAAAAGTTAGTCAGGCGGAAACGCGCGAGCAGCAACGCGAGCAACTGAAGGCCATGGCAGCAGTGCAGGCCCGGTACAACGCGCGCGTGGACGAGCTGTTGGCCAACGAAGAAATCAAGAAAATGGCGCTGACGCCGGCGGAGAAGAAAGGCATGCGGGCGAGGCTCGATTCCGAGCTGGCACGCGATCCAGCCGCGTTGCAGCGACTCAACAACGGGAACTTTTTCGACGTTCCCCGCAGATTCAAAGACATCATCGAAGAGTGGGCCGCGGACAAGAAATCTGCCGGAGAGGCAGCCAAAGCCCAACGTGAGCGCGCCGCCAGAGCCAGCGCTTATGAGTTTCCCAACGGTCCCAATCCCTTCGCTATCGACCCCAAGAGTTTTGCCGATAGCTGGGAGTCGACCGAGGAAGCATTCGCGCAGGGCCTGGAAAAGTTCGCGCAATAAGGAGTTCTAGAAAATGGCAGTGTTCAATCTCACGGCGGCGCAGCCGCTTATGAAGATATTTTTCAATCCTCGAATTTCCAAGCAGTTCAACACGGCTGCAGTTCTGTGGAACCGTTACGCTGACGGCAAGGGGATTCCGATCTCAAACCGCGGCATGGAAATACCCACTCACTTGCAGCCCAACGCGAACTTCAACTGGTTCACGGACGGCGGCACGCTGCCCACGGGCGGCTCGGAAGCCCTTACCTCAGCCCTGGTCGGGTTCTTCAGCTTTGTCGAGGCTGTCCAGTTGACTGGAGCGGCTCTCGATGCTGCGGGTAACGACGCCGTGACCTACGCGCGCGCGCTGGCGTTCAACATCAAGATGGCGACCATCAACGCCATCAAGTACCTGAACATCTATTCGTTCCTGGATGGCACCGGGATTCTGGGCCAAGTGGGCGCTTCGGTGACCCTAAGCACCACCGTCAACACCACGGTGAACGTTACCGGGTCCATCGAGGCCGCGCATTTCCTGCGGCCAGGCATGACGGTGGCTTTCATGACCGGCACGACCACGCCGGTCAAAGCGACCGCCACCATCGTCTCGCTCGATCAGCCGATTGAAATTGCCAGCGGCACCAATATCGTCGTGGGCCCGGCCTCGGCGGCGGGCGCTCTAGTATCCGGCGATGGCATCGTTGTGACTGGGACCTCCGGCGCGGCCGACTCGTTCAACAACGTGCTTTCCGGGCTGAAGGTGATCGTGGACAACGGGACCATTACCGCTACCTTCCAGAACGTGAACCGTTCCACAAACAATCAGTACAACGCGGGAGTGATCACGCTGTCAGGAGCGCCGGCCTTGGCGCGCGACCACCTGCGCCGCATGCTGGCCACGGTCCAGATCTTGCAGGGCCGTGTGTCACCGTCGCTTGAGTTCCTCTCGCATCCCTCACAGCTCCATGCCTATATGGACATGGGCTGGACGCTGAAGCGTTTCAACGACGCCAACAAGAAGCTCGACCTGGGCTACACCGCGGTCGAGTGGGAAGGCTTCCCCTGGATCATCGACACCGATTGCCCCAAAGACCACATCTTCGCGGTGGATCGCGATGTGATGTTCAAGGTAGTGGCGCGCGAGCTGAGCTTCGATGACCGCACCGGATCGATCTTGCGGCAAGTGCCAGCAGCGACTGCGGGGCAGTACAGCGACGCGTTTGTCGCTTTCCTGATCTTCCGCGGCAACCTGGGGACCTACGTTCCTAACGCTCATGTCAAGCTGAACGGCTTGGGCGTTCCCGTGGGCTACTAAAGTCTTAGCAAATAGCAATTGGCAATTAGCAATTAGCCTTGTGATCGGACTGCACGTTTCGAGGACAAACTCGCAGCGTGCAGCTTCCGAAGGAGACAGTTTATGGCAAAAGACTCATTGAACAGCGATATCTACGGAAAAGACGACACGTCCTACGCCGAAAGCATCAGCGCGGACATTCTGGGTGTGCCCGAACCGACGCTCGACGTGTGGGGAGAAAAAGATTCCCGCGCCGTCAGCGAAGGCAATCACGGAACGCAAGGCGGCGGACGGTCCGGTCAGAAAGAACCGGAGTCCGGCTCCGACGCCGAACGGCCCCGGACTGACCCCAACGGAGGTCACTGATGGCAGCGACATTTGCATTCCGCGCCTCGCAATCGGGACGCTTTCATGCTGACGCCATACCGGGAGCGTTCGATGAAGCCATCGTGGAAGTCACCGGTGACACCAGCTATCCGACAGGTGGATATTCATTCGGAACGGCGCAGCTTCAGAGCATTTCCGGCGGGGCTTTCAGCACCGTTGAATCGGTGGATGTTGTGAATCCATGGTTTTCGAGCAGCACATCCACCATGTTCCTCTGCTGCTGGAACAAAGCCACGAGCAAACTGCAAGCATTTGCTCAGGCTGTGGCGGGGGCCGGAACTTCTCAGGTTGAAGTTACCGCCGGCACCAGCCTGGCAACGTTTACCTGTTCCATCCGGGTCCGTTTCAACTGAGGAACATCATGGCACAGAATCGCAATTTCAACGGCGCTATTTATGGCCTGGACTCTACCGATCTGGCAGAGTCCATCGCCTCTGACGCTCTTACGCCGGTCGCCGGCTCGGCCGGCACCAACCTCTCCGACTACTGGGGAGACACCAAGGACGATGCGGCGAAGGCGAAGGGCAACACCGATGCGCGCGAGCAAAAAGACGTTCGCATCTTAAGAAAAGAGCAGGCCGGCGGCGGCGATCTGGAAGCCACGGATGCCTCGACCAAGGGTGGTCAGCGTCACAGGCGAGGACCAAAAACCAGCACTTAGCACTTAGCGGTTAGCACTTAGCCTTGTGCTTTAGGTGTTCCCAGCACGGGCTAAAGACTAATGGCTAAGGGCTATCGGCTAAAGGCTAATCATGGCAGCTAACGTTACCAACACAACCAAAATCAAGCTGACCCGCGGCCGTCCCACGCAGCTGGGAACGGTCACCAACCAGAATGACGCGGTGCAATTCACGATCTCCGAGCCGACGCGCGATCACCAGGGCGTGCTGGCGTTTCAGTTTGTGGGCGGCACTACGCCTACGGCCAAAATGGAATTTTCATTGGACGGCGGCAACACTTTTACCGACATCGCATTCACCGCGGTCGCAACCGCCGATTTTGGCGATACTGCTGCGACCCAGGCAGGGCCGGTTACGGTCTCCGGGCTGGGCGGGGCAACTTTTCGTCTGGGCCGGACCGACACCCTCGGCGGCGCAGCCACGGTTTGGGCCCTGGTGGGATGATTAGGTAATAGCAATTAGCAATTAGCAGTTAGCAATTAGCTCTGTGATTTGAGTGCACGCAGTGCGGGCTAAAGCCGGGAGATGTTGGCAACAGCCATTCTCAGGCTAATTGCCAGCTACCAATTGCTAGCTGCTTGCTTGGTCACCTTATGGCTGAACTACCTGCATCCTGGGGTCTGAAAACCAAAAAGCGCTCGGACGGCAAGCTCGATGTGATCGGCCGGAACGACGCGGGCAGGGACTACAAGGTCCGCACCTGCGACTCGGGCGCGGTCACCGACGGCGACGTCCGCGCTATCGCCGAGTGCGATCGCGAACGGTACCGCAGTCGCGACCAAGGCGCACGGGAGTACGTCAAGGGTCTGGTCGAAGCCGCGAGAGCAGTAAGAGAAGCGCAGGACAACGCCTTCCAACAAGAGCTGGAAGATCTGGCTGGGCCGGTGGTGCACGCCGGATTCGAGCGCTCTGGATCGACGGTTGGCTCTACCCGGGCTTACCGCAGGCATTTTGACGCAGTTTTTGAACCACAGAGGACACGGAGGAACACAGAGAAGTTCTGATTTTTCCTTCTCTCCCTGTCCTCTGTGGTTAAGGAGATTTCTAAATGGCGTTCTGGATTTATTCGAGCGAGACCATTCCCAACCCCGAGTCGTTCGGCAAGCCCGGCTATACGCCGGAATGGTTTGTCTGGAGTGGCGTGCAGCTGCCAGTTCTCAACAAGGGCGAATGGATCAAGCTGCCGGACAACTTCTACAACATGCGCCATCGCGACTGGCGGGACAAAAATGGCCTGCGCGAACACATTGCCGCCGCCGACCTCACTAAAGCTCTGATCGGACGGTGGGGTAGTCGCGGCGTTGTGGTCCTGGATCACGAGCCCTCGAAAGACGAGAAAGAGCGCATCGCGCGGGAGTCGAAGGACGCGAATCTGGCTTTTCGCATGAAGGTCGTCGAGGAGTACGAGAACGCGGTGCGCGAGAAGGAAGTTACGGGGCATGGTCGCACTCGGCCGACTCCGTATGAAGACGAATGCTATACGATTCTTGGATTGACCAAGCCGTACTCGGTGGAAGCGATGCGCGCGCAGAGGCATCCGGGCGAAGCCGTGGGCGAACAGATTGTCGCGGCGTTGGAACGGTTGGAGCAGCGGAGGAAGAGTCAGAAGACAGCCGTTAGCCGTTAGTACTTAGACATTAGTAGTTACCTCTTGGCTATTGGCTCTTGGCTATTAGCTCTTGGCTCTTGGCTCTTGGCTTTTTTCTGAAATCCGAATCTTGGCCGGTGTGAGCCGGCTGAGGGATCTCTATAGCCGCGAAAGACTATGGGGAAACGAATTGGAAGTCTATATGGATCCCTCACCCCGGCAAAAGACGCCGGGGATTCGGGATTTTACAAAAACGCTCATTGCTAGGTAGAAGACATGCCAGTCCTTCCTCTCAGTACGCAGATCCTTCCCAGCAGCCCGCCCTCGAACTGTTATGGGCTGATCCAATATCTGCAGCAGCGGCTTCCCGGTTACGATCCCAGCGAATATTTGCGGGAGATCAACTCGGCGTACATTCATGTTTGGGAAGAGGTAGCCAAGCTCAAGAACCACTACTTCACCAATGTCGTCACGGTGACGGTGGCCAAGGCGCAAACTCAGTTCGATCTGATGTTCAATGCCGATGGCGGACTTTCGGCGGCGGTTTCAGGGCGGCTCTATCAGGTCACCAAGATTCGCGTGCAGCCGCCGGCGGGCGGGCTATTCCAATCGACCGACTCGGTGAGCCCGAATGACCCGGACTTTATTTCGCTGAGCGCCAATGCCAGCTCCAACCCGACGCAGACCGGGCCGTACAAGTGGCACCTGTTCGGTAGAAACAATATCAACTGGGCGTTGCCGCTCGCGATCAGCACGAAGGTCGAAGTCACCTACACGTTCTGGCCTCTGGCTCTGACCTATCTGGCTCAGGGCACGATAGCTTCCTCGGGAACATTGGTGACCGGCACGGGAACCAATTTTACGCAACTGGTGCAGCCGGACTTTTCCGCAGCGCTTCCCGCGGCGCAAGGCCAGGAAGAGATCCAGGCGGAGCTGATCTGCAATATCAACCAGGTCTACCGGGTGAAGACCATCACCTCGGACACGGCGCTGACCACGGCCACGCCGCCTACACCGCCGCTTTCGGCAGGATCGCTGTATTTTCTGGCAGCGGTGCCGGAGATTCCGCGCGAGCACATCCGCGTGATCGGCGCCATCGCCACGGGCAAGATGTATTCGGTGGCTGGCGATGATACCCGGGTGCAGGAGTGGGCAGCGATCGCCGCGAGCAATATGCAGATGATGAAGGATTCGCTCATCGAAAGGCAGAGCAATAATCCACCGCGTAAGCAAAGGTTCCCTTACGGGATTGGGCGGAGAAATAGGATGTTCTTGAGGTAGAAGGCAAAAAACATTAACCACAGAGGACACGAAGGAACACGGAGGAATTTGACCCCTTTCCTCCCTTCGTGTTCCTCCGTGTCCTTTGTGGTTCAGGTTTGACTCCATGCCGCAACGGCCGCCAGCACAACTCGTCACGCCGATCGCACCGGCCGAGATTTTTTCTGAATTGAATCTCGGCTACAACGGCTACACCGATCCCGCGCTTGCCAACCCTAAGATGTGGGCGCCAGGAAGCGTGAACGTGTTTAGCGGGGCGTTCGGCTTCCTTCAGAGATCGCGGTTTGCCAATGTGGCTTTTCCTGCGGTGGCGACGCGGATTCAATCGAGCGGCGGCAGCTCTCTTACCAAGTATTTCATCGACTCTGGTATTGGTTCGAGCAGCCCCACGGCTAATTACACCGTCTCGATTTGGGTCAAGAACCAGGGCACTGGGGTGATCAGCATTGCGAACAATCTTGGCGGCGTTGCGGGCAGCTTAAGCCCGGGGCAGACTTCGTTCCTTACGTTAACGCAAGCGGGAAATGGGAACACCTTCCAGCTCCTGATTCAGACGGCGAACGTTGGCGATTCGGTGGACATCATTGCTGTGAATCCTGGCCTTTCCGTCAACAACGGCGCGAATCTCATCAACACCCTGCCAAACGCGACAAATGGGGTAAACCTCATTTTCGGGGGACTTACGCTCGGGGGAAACTGGCAGACCGGTGGCAACAGCGCGGTTACGCTCACGCAAGGCGTGCAACTGCCGGGATCGAGCAGCGGCGTCACGGTCTCGTCACTCAAATATTTTTCGCTTCCTGGGCTGAGCTCGTACCTGCTGGGCGACGGTGGCGGGAAATTGTTTTCCTACGACAGTGGCGCGAACTACGCTAGCGTGCAGAGGCTCAATCCCTACGTTGATCCGACGGGGATCGGGAACATTTCGCTCAACGGGCCGTGGTCGCGTGAGTTTTTGCAAAATATCATCTACGAGATGAACGGCCAGGTAAAGCAGGCCGGGCGGGGAGCGAACGCGGCAACCATCGAAGGATTCGGGATTGATGCGCCCGACGCTTCTCCCCAGGTTGCGATCAGCCTCGTTGGATCATCGGCCGGCATCGTTTCGCTCTCGCGCCAGAACGGTGTGGTCAAGGTGAACTTGAACGCCGCGCTGACTGTGCCCGGCGACAACGGCATCGGCATGGTGAATGTCAGCAACGTTGCGGTTAACGGCATAGCTGATAGCAGTTTCAGCGGAACTTTTATCGTTCTGACGGGGAGCGGCAGCTCGACTCTTACTTGGACGCAGTTCGGACAGACTGTGCCTCCACCGCCTCAGGCTCCCCCGATCGCAGCTACCGGGACGGTGGATGTCAACATTACGAAGTCGGTTGGCCGGTCCTACGCATGGGCCTGGGAGAACGCCAACAAGGGGCAGCCGGTGGGTGTTGGTGGGCATGTCTCGGCGCCGAGCCCTTCGACGCAGTTCGTGGCCTACAACGCGCAGAACGGCGTGATTCAACTCATCGAGCCGGGGACCGTGACCACCAACGGCACGAGCAGTGTCGCCGGGAGCGGAACGTTCTTCACTTCGGCTTGGGTGGGGCGCAGCATTTGGGTGAACGGCGTAGGAGCTATGTCTGCATCAGGACAATTGACCGGGGCATCCAAAATCGTAAGCGTGCAGTCGGCAACACAGTTGACAACTGCCGGCAACATAACTGCGGCAGCGGGGGCAACCTTTCAGGTATTCGATCCGCAGTGCACGCATGTCAGGCTCTATCAGACTGCAGACGGCCAGGTGACATACTTTCGCGTGCAGAGGAACGCGTTTGATCCAACGAAAACCTCGCTTGCCGCCACCGGCCTGCAGTTTTTCGACAACGGCAACTCCGAGCCTCCGAACTTCCCTTTCACTACCGAAACGTCGCAACTCAACAACGTTCCGCCGCCGATCGGACAGTTCATCAACGAATACCAAGGACGGCTGTGCGTCTACGGGATCCCGGGCGCGCCGCAATCGTTCTTTTACTCCAACCAGGAAACGACGACGATCGGCATGCCGCAAGAGTCATTTGCGCCGCTGAATCAGATCACGCTGCCGATCCAGAACGGGAAACTCAACGGTATGATCGAATTTCCCGGATCGCTAATTTTGTGGTCGGACAAGCAGGACATGTTTCGCCTGAGCGGCTTGTTGACGGACAACACGCTGCAGACGGCGGCGAACCAGGGAGCCTCGATCAGCCGGCTGCCGTACAACTTGGGATCGGCGAGCCCGTTTGCCAGCGATATCACGCCACTGGGCGGAATCTGGCTGACGTCGAACGCCGAAGTCTGGCTGTTCACCGATCGTTATGCTCCGCGCAACATCGGCCGGCCGGTGCAGGACATTCTGAACACCATCGCGCCAGCAAGTCTGCAACTGGCCCGAGCCAAATATTTCCACACCGGGACGCGCAACTGGTGGGTGCTTTCGGTCGCGGCCAACGGCTCAACGTTCAACAACACGCTGTTGGTGCTCGACCTCGACCTTCTGGCTTCGAACGGTAGCCCAAGTTATTTCACCTTCGACATGGCGACCAACCATCCGGCATGGTGGGTGCTCCAGCCCGGCCTGGTTGTGACGCAAGGACAAAACGCGGCGCCAACCCTCACGCCGAGATGCGATGCAGTGGAGGCGGTCTATGAAGCCGGAGGCGCGGTGCGGTTGCTGACGGGAAGCACCGATCTGATTCAAGACGTCGACTACCAGACAGGGCTTTTCGGCGCGGAGACTCAGGTGCCGGGCGCGACGGTGACGCTGCATCCGTTCGGCAATGACACGGCGTACATGATCAAACGTCCGTCGTTCGTTCGCTTCAACACCAATCAAAACCCGTTGCTCCTGGGGGTGCAAGGCTGGTCGTTTCAGGCACAGGCGATTGACGACGACTTCTACACCTTTGCCAAACCGCTTACGCTGAACTTCAATCCGGGAATCAATGATACGTCGACCTTGTCGGGCAATCCCAATCTCGCCGGTGGAGAGTCTTTCCGGCATAGCCCGGCACTGTACAGAATCGGCGGAGTGAACTTCGTGGCCGGACGGCGCATTCGATTCCAGATCAACTTTCCGTCGGTGACGGGAGTGAACCTACAGCTGAGCTCGATTCAATTGGGATTCGGGGCGCGGCCACCGGGGTAACAGAGTAGTCAGTAGTCAGCAATCAGCAAATGGCAAATGGCCGTTTGGCTGTTTGGCTTTTGGTCATTCGTAGTTTCCCAATAACTTTTGCGTTTGCCGTCTTTCAATTATCTGATTACCAAATCACTCAATTACCAATCTCCTCGGGATCTTCGCGGCGCTCCGGTCATGATGACAGATCGGGCAACTAGCAAATACCGTCCCAGAAATAAAGCGAAACCATCATGGAATACCAGGACGACGAGTTTTCTCCGAATAACAATCCCGGACCACGCCTAGGCCTAGGTCCTTTTGTCGATCCGCAACAACGGGCGCAGTTGGTGATGGCAATCCGAGCTGCTCAGCAGGGCGTCCAGGGCACAAGCGCAGCGCCGGTGAAAAACTCCCGCCCAGGCGCGGGTGCCAGTCCCTTGGTTGACCCGCAACAATTGGCGCGGTTGGTGATGGCAATCCGAGCTGCGCAGCAGGTGCGCCAGGGCGCAAACGGAGCCCAACAGACGCCGCCAATGCAAACGCTGCCGGCTTCGGTTTTGGGGCCGACCCATCCTTTTGGTGCGGGAGTGGAAGCAGCTTCCGGATTTGGAACGCTTGGACCCCAACTTTCCGTCTTCTCGTCCGACCCTAATCCGGCCGCGACCGCGGCCAAGGCCGGCAAGATTGCGCTCCTCAAGAGTCTGCTGCCGGCGCAGGCCAATCCGCCGACGACGCAAACGCCGGAGAACGCTGCCAGCAACGCCATCGTGGACATGGGGCAATGGATGAAGGCACCGTCGCGAATTCCGCGTGCAGCAGCAGTGCCGGACACGAAACCCAATTTGAAGTGGAGGGTAAGTGATCCAAAGCAGATGCGGACAACTTTGGGCGAGCTGACGCGCGGCGTACGTGGACCGGAGAATGCGCCTCTCGGCGTCTCTCCCGATGGCTCCCTGATGCGTGACCTTACATACTTGGGGAAAGCGCCGTCGCGGATTCCCCGCC